GGCCCTGGACAGGCTGGCCCCGGACAGGTTGGCCCCGGACAGGTTGGCCCCGGACAGGTCGGCCCCGGACAGGTTGGCCCCGGACAGGTTGGCCCTGGACAGGCTGGCCCCGGACAGGTTGGCCCCGAACAGGTCGGCCCCGGACAGGTTGGCCCCGAACAGGTCGGCCCCGGACAGGTCGGCCCAGGACAGGTTGGCCTGCATACCCGCCCAACCATCAACGTCCTTATCCAACCAATGCTGGTGATTGCGCAAAATCTCGCTCAGCTGCGCTTGCGTGTATGTTTTTAAGTTAGCCATTGTCAATCATCCTTTCCAGATTCAGCAGCTCCTGCCGCAGCATGATGATTTTGCGTTTCATGGCGGTCTTGCTGTGGTTTTTGTCCAGGTAATTTCCGTTATAGCCATCCCCGCCGTTCGCTATATAGAGTGTGACGTTCTCCTTCAGGTCCTCAAAGAGGAGGGTTACAAACTGTAACTGCCTTTTCATCGGTCACACCCCCAGCCCCTTGCTGATGCTGTCCAGCTCCTCACAGATGGTTCTCAGGTCGCCAACGTGCTTTTCCACCGCATCCCGCATACACATTGGGTCTTTGGTATTCATATCCGGCATGGGGCTTCCAAGGACCTGGCTGCTGATATGCAGGGCCATATCCATGGCTTTCAGCGTCAGATCATTTGCCATGCTCAGCATTGAGGCAATCGGTTCAGCAGAGGCCGGTATCGCAATACAGGGCTTGCCGTCATCAGGTGTGCATCCGTAGTTGTTAATCATTGCATTTACTTTCCTTTCCGGCCTGTACCACAATCACAGGCCCGTTCAAATCTTCCGGTTTTTCGCCGTCGTGCGGCATCCGGGCAGGTTCCAGGATATGGTCCTTCGCCCGTGGGAAACTCTCGTCCCCGTAATCGTCCTCTGCTGCACCGATTCCGGCTTTTCTGCCTCCATTCCGGAGGGCGGTATTCCGGTACAGACGGCCTGTAAAGTTATTCATTGTCAAGCCCTCCCCATTGTTCTGCCATTGCAGCAGCGATGCCTGGAAATGTTTTGCTTCGTACTTTCCCTGACGTGGAAACGGAATCCTCCCAAATTCTTGCTCTGCCATTCGGTCGAACCCCAAATAACTCCGCATTATTTGGCTTTGGGAGACTGTTTTTCCCAAGTTTCGGCAAGTTTTTAAGCCACAGACACGTTGCTTTTGTCACATAGTTTTCTCTATCGTCAGCCCCGGAGGCGAACATATAGGGGTGTATCGTCTGGTCCGGCTTTCTGTACGCCGTGTTCATAAAACCGATCGGGTTCTCGATTGCGATTCTTTTTGCGTTCGCAGTTAAAAATCGCATAAAGAAAACGGCACCTTTTGCTCTATCTTCCCATCTTTTCACAACTTTTTCCGCCGGTGTGCAGCGGAGGGAAAAGCTGCGTGTAGCTACGTTACTCAGGTATGTACACGGCGGATGTGCAATAAGCAAATCCCATTTGCCGATGTCATGTATTCGTCCGTCCATCGTAGTCACTTGCCCACCATCAATCGCCTTTAGGGCATCACCCAGAATGTGCCATTCTGGTTTCCCACCGCTGGGTTCCTGGATGTCGCATGAGTATGCTTCATGCCCAAGTTCCCGGAAAGCTTTGCATACGGTCTGCGATTCTTCGCAGGCTATTAAAACTTTCATTTGCCTGTCACCTCCAAATAATCCTCCATGCTGGTTTGTCCCGGAAGCACATCGTACTCCATCCACCAGCGGAATACATCTTCTGCGTTGTTCCAGGTTGTTTCTTTGCCACGCCGCTTGCGTTCCTCCAGCATCCGGTCAAAGGCGTTTAGGTAGAGCTGCTTGTACTTTGGCCACCGAGCAAACTCTGCTTCCCGGTTTTTCCGGTCGGCCAAAGGGCAACCAACGCAGCCAACACGGCGTCGTCCCTCTGCGTAAAGCGGATTCGTGGGGACTTTTGCATCCTCCAAAAAACCGTACACATCCTTGTCCGCCCAGTCGATAATGGGATTTACCACCCGTTTTGCCTTCAAACGGCAGTTTTCAAAAAGCATTCGTTTTTCATCATTATCGTTGGCAAGGATGATTTTTTTATCCTTAGTTGCACCCAGTTTTTCGTAGATTCCACGGTTGTTTTTTCGGGATGAAGATTCGTCCCAGCGAGCTCCGGTGCAAATGAACCGCCCCGCCCCGCCTGTTTCCTTTAGGATAGTACAGCAGTAGCGAAGAAGCCGTGTTGGCGGCATCAGCTTTTGTGGAATCAAGCCCCACATGGAGGTGCGCTGCCCCTTGTAAGTGGGCATATTCACGGTGCATTTGTAGCCCTTTCCCTCCAGCCGTGCCATTTCCGAGCGCACGAACCGCACCGTTTCAGGGGCATCCGCTGTTGTGTGGTTGTGTTGAAACTCACAGGGGATTCCCGCCCGAATGGCAAGCTCGGTGATAGCGCTGGAATCTTTACCACCGGAAATGCAGATCACAAGGGGCTGCTGATACGCCATCAGAGCCATTTCTGAGGCGGCTTTCAGGCGTTCGATGGCAATTTGTTCTAAATCATTCATCCCTTGGCCGCCTTCCCCGCCCAGTATTTTTTTCTGGAAAACTCCCTGGACCGTTCTCTTGCCGCTTTTTTGCAGCAGGTCGTAGAGCAATAGACCCGTCTGTGTCCTATCCGGTAAAACGGCTGACCGCAGACCGGGCAGGTGGCGTTCCCGGTAATGGCCTCCGGCCATTTCTCCGGCTGCGGCTCCTGATGCTGAACGGGCTGCATACGGTCTCTCTGTGCAACGTACTTGCCGTAGCTTGTCCCGGCCTCGACAGCCTCATAGCACAGGGTGCAAAAAGCGCAGCGGCCTGTCTCGTCCAGGTCTGTCACAACGTGGCAGACTCTGCATTGTTTTCGCATTTGCATTCTCTCCTTTTGCTTGTTTCCGTTCTCACGGCTTGTGCTTATTTCCCTGAGCCGTTGCTGGCGGCTCTCTGCCGGAAGAAATTGCCTTCTGGGTGTTGTTATCTACCGGCTTTGCAAAACTCTCCGTGAGTGCTTTCAGCGTTTCCCTGACTGGTAGCGGGATTTTATCCGTTTCCACCTTCCGCTTGGACAGGATTTCATACACCTGCCGGAAGTTTGCCCGGTCCGCCACCTGGTTCTCGCTCCAGCAGAGCGATTTGTAGCCAAGCCGTCGGACGGTCTCCCTCGTCAGCGGGGGAAGTGAGGCAAGCGCTCCGTCCTCGTCATAGCTGCCAAACCGGCGGATTGCATTCATGGCTTGGTCCCACGCCTCGCCCCAGTCAGGAGCCGGTCCGCCGTTCTGGATTTCAGCCACGCCGTCCCGAATGTCGGCAATGGACGGGGACCACTTGTTCGTGGCCACCCACTTGGCCAGAATAGCTTCCGCCACCGGGAAGGGAATGTCCTGCAACTGCCTGTACCAAAGCTCCATGGCCTGTTCATTCGGCAGGATGTTTTCCCGGGAGTAATACGTCCGGATTGCTGCGGCAAATTGCCAAAACTCTTGCCTCGTCATTCGCCGTTGCCTCCTCCGTTTGCCCATCGCTGGCCCATCTCGTAAAACTCGTTCAGTTCGTCAGCCTTGGTGTATTTCCCTGGGTTTCTTGCCTGCTGGTACTGGCTCAGTGCCCGGTTGTCGTAGTTCCCGTCCAGCACCTTCGCCATGTTTGCGTCTGCAACAAGCCAGTCAAACGTTGCCGCCCAGTTCCGGTTATTCTGGCCTTTCAGGAACTCGCTGGCCTCGGCGTTTTCAAACAGCCGCCGGAAGTCACCCAGCGTGTAGCCGCTGCGGATTCTTGCCTTGAGGGCTTTCTTCCGGGCATCGGACATGGCCGTGCATTTTGGCAGCGACGGACAGAGGCGGTTGTACAAAGCCTGAATCTCGTCATACGGGACGGCGGGAGAAGGGGGAGGGGCCGGACGCTGTGCGTCCGGTTTGCTTCCGGCGGAAAAATTTTCTTTTCCCTTTTCTTTCTCTACCTCTACCTCCCTCTCTCTCTCTTTCTCTTTCTCCCCCTCTTTCTCCTTTACGGTTTGTTCTTCTTTTGCTTCCGGTTTGCTTCCGGTTTGCTTGTCATCAGATTTTGATTTGCTTCCACCTTTTTGACCGTTTTCGGATTTTGCTTTTGCTTTGTCAAAAACAGGCCGGAGAAGGTCAAACACAATCGCAACAGCCTCAGGAGCGTCTGTCAGGTCAGGCTCTGTTTGGTTTAGAGCATAGGCGCAAATCATGTCGTAGGCCTTTACGCGGTCCGTGCCTTTTTTGATTTTGCTGATGGCATCAAAAAAGCTCCGATAAAAAGTGAACTGGCTTCTCATGGTCAGCCCTCCATTTCTTCCAGAGCGACAACCACGCAAGGCGGGTAAGCGTATGATTTGCAGATAATCAGCTGCACGACGGCGGAATCATCGTCATATGCGATTCCATTCAGTGCGTCAAGCACAGCTTTTGCAACGTTGTCCAAGTCAGGCTTTACCGTCGGGAGGATTTTCCCGGACAGCGCCGCCTCCTTCTTTTTATTGGACCACGACATTGGGATACTGTAACAGGCGGTAATCTTTGCCCGGATAGGTCCGTTCAGGCACACGCCAGAGGATGCAGAGAGGTATGCTTTTTTGACAACACGCTCATATGCTGCTGTCTCCTTTGGAGTGTACGTCCGCCCGGTTTTGCTATTAAACCGGGGTCTCCCCTTTCCGGTTGGCTTGCCGGGGACTGTGAATTTTACTTCCATGGTGGGCCTCCCTTAAAACGGGAGGCCTTCATCAGGGGCATCCATCGGCATAAATCCGCTCTCGGAAGGCTCAGGGCGGCTCTCAGCGGAATCTTTTTTGTCTCCGCAGAAGTAGATGTGGTCAACCAGAATCTCAGCGTTGCGCCGTTTCTTGCCGTCCTTATCGGTCCATTCCCGGAATTGCAGGCGACCGGTAACAGCGGCCAGACGGCCCTTGGTGAAATACTTTGCTGCGCTTTCACCGGTGCCCCGCCAAGCCACGCAGTCAATAAAATCGACTTCCTTCTTCTCGGCATCCTTGGAGGCCACGTCCCGTTCACAGGCCAGCGTAAAGCTGGCCACTGCCGTCCCGTTCCCGGTTCGGCGAAGTTCAGGGTCGCGCACCATGCGCCCCATGACAACGATCTCGTTAAGCATTGTCGGCTACCTCCTGGGGGATGACTTCGCCGGTCTCGCTGTCCACGTCAATGTAATCCGTGGTGTCGGGGATGCTGGTCATATCATCGGAGAGTTCCACCTTGGTGGTCTCATCCTGCATAACGCCCCGGACGAAATCGGATTTCAGCGGCGCATATTTCAGGACCTTTTTCAGAACTGTTTTCTTTGCCATTTCGTCGAAATTTGTCTGCCACGGGCCGTTTCCGAAACTTTTGGAAAACTTCTGGGCGTGGGTGCGAACGTCCTCAATGCTCATCACCTGGAAGCCGTAGCCGCCGTCCTTGGTCTTGAACATGGCATAGTAAGCAACAGGATTGCCCCGGTTAGTCTTGGCGGGGACGTGGCGCAGCTTGGGGTCAAGGCCCAGCTCATAGACAAACTCATCGTTCTCATAGACCGTGTGGGCCTGGATGATGGAGACCTCGCCGGACCGGTAGGCCAGATCGATGAGGCCCTTATATCCCAGCTGGAACTGACACTCCATCCGCCCGTGGTTTTTGAAGGGGATGAGGTAGGCCTGGCCAAGGGGAGTATTGGGTTCCAGGCCAAGCTGTGCGGCGGTCATCATCGCCCCAAGGAAACTCTGCGGGGTGCACTCTTTCAGCCTGGGGTTGGCACTCAGGGCGCTCATGGTGATGCGGGTAAACCGTTCAGGGGTCATCACGCTGGGCAGAGCGGCCTTGATGGCCGGACCCATGACCTGGATGTAATCCTGGATGCTGCTGGGTTTCTTGCTTTTTGCTACCGCCTGCGTGGAAGCGGCGGCGTTCTGAATCACGTTTGCCATTTTTATTCTTCCTCCTCGATAACTTTCATTTTTTTTTGCTTGTAGCACATATGTGCCGCGTAGCTGATGGACTGCATGAGGTCAAGCTCCCGCGCCCCGCGGATGCTGCTCCATGCGTGAATGATTTCTTCCCCGTTGAAAAGGATCGCGAACCGTACCTTTTTGCGGTAGACGGCCAGTTTTACGGAGTATCCGATGGTTTCACAACCCGAAATGGCTTCCGCCTCCGCTTTTTGGGGATTGGTAACTGCCTTCTTTTCAGCAGGTCACCTTCCGATACGCCGAGGAGCACACACAGCCTGTGGAACGCATATTCCGGAATCCGCCCTTTATTGACTACGAAGCTGAGATAGCTGGGGCAGCGCCCGATTTCCTCGGAGAGAACTGCCAACGTCTTTCCGGAATCATACACGGCTGCTCTTGTGGCAGAAGTGTCGATTTCTACCATATTTGTTTTTGCCATTATTGTTCATCCTTTTTGAACCGGAAAGTTCTGCTTTCCGAAGTTTTGAAGTAGTTCTGCGGGATTTCTCCGTGGTCTTTCTCCCATTTCTTCCGGTCGAAGGTCGCCCGTCTCTGAGACTTCCAGCTGACGGTGTAGCCACCGTAATAGCCCCGCTCTGCCGTTCTCATGGTCTGCATGATGCGGTTCTTGGCAGCGGTCTTGCGTTCCTCAAGGTCCTTGATCTGCCGGTCGCATTCTTCCAGCAGCGCCAGGTCTGCGGCGTTGCCGGTCAGGTCAACCTCCTCGTCCGGGTCGCTCTGCGGAAACTCTGCGTTCAGGGCTTCCTCCGTGGACACAGAGCCATCTAATTCCGGTGGGGTGTCCGTCTCCACCATCTCCCAAAAGTCACGTTCTGCGGCTTCCAAAGCGGCGATCTCGTCCTCGTCCCGTTCGATGGTGAAGACCTTAAAATCAACACCGAGGACCAGAACGGCCAGGTACCAGCGTTCCAGGCCGGACACCATGAGATAATGCACCGCTTGGCAATAGTAGTTCGCCGGAAACTCTCCGTTCTTAAACTTGCTCAGGTGCAGAGCGTTTGTAGTCTTGATTTCCAGACCGGCCTTCTCGCCAACGACCAGGCGGTCGTAATTGGCATGGGCAAAAGGCAGATCGTCCCGGAAGATGGTGTTGTTCTCCCGCCGGACCTTCTTACCGGTGGCCTCCATAAACCGCTTGGCCACATAATCTTCCAGGTCGTTGCCCAGCCGGACGGCCTCCTTCCCGGAAACGTCCTCCGGAATGACCTTGCCGGTCTTTTCCATCCAAAGGGCATAAGCGGATTTGTAAGGGTTCAGCCCCAGGATGGCGGCGGCATCGGAACCGCCGATGGACTTTGCCCGTATCTGCCGCCACTCTTCTTCGCTGGCGGCGTGGACCTTGTGAATCATTCCTCAGCGCCTCCCATCAGGTCTTCCGTTTCCCGGCGGAACTTGTCCGCCGCACACTTCGGGCAGAACAGGGCTCCGTCAATCTCCCAGGTGTAGTCATCCTGGATGTACTGCCCACAGCACTCACACTGGGGGCGACGGGTCAGGGATTCCTCCATGTCCCGTTCATGCTGCTGCCATAGGGCAAAATTATCTTCCATCGCTATGCGGTTCCTTTCTCTTAAAAATCTCGCCGTGTAGGCAAGACGCTCTTGCTTTTCGGCGTTTGTTGTGATATAATTATTCATAGCATTTCTTTCCTTTTGCCGTCTCCGGTCTTGTCCACCGGAGGCGGATTTTATTTTTCTACCAGCTTGACCTCACCGGTGATGCGGTGACGGACGATCATGCTTTTGGGAAGGTCACGGATGACCACCCAAAACATAGGGTTCATCCCGATTTTCTTCATGGCTTTGGCCTGCTCCTTCGTGGGGCTTGCATTCTTCTGCGCCATGTCCGCCTCACTTGTTAAGCTTCTGCCAATACATGGCACCACGCCACACACCGACGATGAGACAGGCCAGAGCAATAGGACCGGAGACCTCCGGGGAAACCATGCCCCGTGCCGTGTAAACGGCCATCATCCCGGCCAGACACAGGCAGCTTCCGCATTCCAGGGCGGCCCGGCGGACAGTCCGCCAGAAAGCCCGCTTTGCCTTCTCATGGGCCACACGGGCCTGACACTTCCGCAGGGCCTCGGCCTTCTCGGCCTTGCGCCGGGCATTGATCTCATAGATCATTTCCATGTCCGGATCAGTGATGTACTGCATTCCGCTGCTCCTCCTCCATGATGTGCTTGACTTCCTCGGCCAGGGTCCAGACCAAGTGGCCTACCGTGGGCATTCCACGCTTGGGGTCCACCGTATTGCCAAAGTAGCGCTCCTGCTCCTCCACATTGCCCCTGGACCAGGCCACCTCGATAGCATGGCGCATGGACCGGTCGATGCAGCAGGATTTCCCGCTTTTGGCTGCTACTTCAGCATAGAGTGTGCGTACCGGGATGTTTGGGGCATCCATCACGATTTTGATGGCCTCCACCATGTTCCGGTAGCCGTCCAGATGGGCCGGAACGCCCAGCCGGAACAGAATCTCCTTGATGATTTCGTCAGCTTCTCTGGGTTCGGGGAGCGTGTAAGGGTCGTTCGTCCCGGCGGTCAGCGTGGCCATTTTCTTTTCCAGGGCCAGAACACGTCTTTCAAGATTTGTCATTTTGCATTTCCTTCCTTTTTCTTTAATCTTCGTAGGGTTTTCCGTACTTTTCCTGATACCAGCGGCGGAAATCCGCTTCATTCTGCGGGTCCTTGTAGAACGCCTCAATTGCCTTCCGGAGCGCATATATGGCTCCGGTCAGCTCCGCTTCTGGAGTCATTCCTTATTCGCCTCCTCCTTCTTTCCGACCTCGTTCAGGGCCATGCCGGTAGCAAGACCGGCGGCGAAGGTCTCGGCGAACCGGGTAGCCATCTCCACCTTTTCGGCGGGAATTCGGCCAATAGCCTCGGCTGCGCTCTTTGCGACTTGCTTGACTTCTTCGGGCATTTTTACACCTCCATAAATTTTCGGGGAAAGCCCCGTTTTTTGTCTTTTTGCGTTGATTGCTGGGCCGGGGACCGGCCCTTTATGTTTTGGCTTTGTTATTCTCGACCTTCGGCTTCTGCCCGAACTTGGGGCCGAGACCTTGCTTTTGCTGCCACCGGAGGTCCGGCCGGGGGCGCTGGATGGGAGCAAACGCTCCCATCATCCGTGCCTTACTCATCGTCGCTTCCGCTCCTTAAACCAAGCGTCATTCTGATTGCCAGTTTACACAACGCCGTCATTTCCTCATCGGACGGGAGCGTGTACCTATGTTTGAGCATATACATAAGCACCGTCCGAAGGGCGATTGCATTTTTGAGCCACCCGATGCCGCATATCGCAGCGATTACAGCGAGTGCGATCAACACCCATATCACCGTTCTCACCTCCCGTGTCTCTCATGTTCTGGACATATTCTATCATGCCTTGAACATAAAGTCAAGCCCTATTTATGCGTGAGGCATAATTTTTCTTGACTTTTTTTCGAGGTGTGCTATAATACAGAATGTAAGGAGGTGATGCAGATGAGCACCATCAATGAGCGTATCGCAGCGGTTGTAAAAGCATCCGGCATGACAAAGACGGCTTTCGCAGAAAAAATAAATGTCTCTCAGCCCCACGTCTCCCGTATGGTATCTGGTGAGAGCATACCCAGCGACCGCACGATCTCGGATATTTGCCGTGTCTTTGGCGTGAGCGAGGACTGGCTCCGCACCGGCGAAGGGGAAATGCGCCTGAACCTTGACCGGAAAGAAGAACTGAAAGCCATCTTTGGCGACATTATGGCCAGCGACGATGCCAAGGCCCGGCTGGTGAAAGCCTTCGCCATGCTGCCGGACGAAGCATACCCCAAGCTGGAAGAATACATTAAAAAAATCGCTCAGGAATTGTCAAAAGAGTAAAGAACGCCCCGGAAGCCGTTTCCTCAACAGCCTCCGGGGCGTTCCTCATTTAATATTTCATGTGCAGGGCCAGTATGTAAAGGTCCTTCACCTGTTGGGCCGTGGCCCTTTCCAGCATCCGCTGAAGCAGCTCCAGCCATTTTTCCTTCTCCGTGTCCGTTTTCTTTCCTGACATTTTTTGCCCCTCCCGTGATTTTATTGTTGCTTTTGGTGTGTTGCTGTGGTATGATGTCAATAGGTATTCGGCATACCAGCCTTTTATAGAACGTCTGTTCGACTGTCTGTATGCTACCATACGTTCAGTCCAATAAAGCGGACATTATAATTGCCCGGCCACCGTGCCACAGATGGCCGGGCCTGCCGCCAGATGAAGCCTCTACGCTCCCTCGCTACCCGGCTGCATGGACAGCATACCGCAACAGGAGCGTAAAAGCGACGACAAAAAAGAGAAAACTGTTTCTCATAGCGAATTGATTCAATCATTTTGTCGAAGGAAAGGAATTTGTATGAATGACTATGACGATGTTGTGCAAACGATCCGGGACGCAAAGAGGATAAGCGGTTTTACCAATCAGCAGCTGGCCGATGCCGCAAATGTGCCGCAGTCTACGGTAAATAAACTGCTGGCCTCCGGATGCAACGGAAACCCAAATGCGTTTTATCTGGCCGCTATATGCGAGGTTCTTGGCCTCTCCATGGATGCTCTGATGGGCATTTCCATTCCGCAGGAACCGGATTCCTCCGGCGAAAAAATGCGCTCTCTGCAAGTGGAGGTCGCCCACAAAGAGGAACTGCTGCAAGAACGCAGCAAACAGATTGATTTATTGCAAGAGCGCAGCAAGCTGGTGGAGGGAGGCATCCGGGAACGGAAGCCGGTCATTTACGGCCTTACAAGCCTGTGCATCATCCTGGCTATGGCCCTGATGGCCTATGTTGTTCTGGATGCCCAAAATCCCACGATTGGCCTCATCCGGGCCGACGGTATCAATATTTGGGTGTATCTGGCGGCATTGGCAATCATCGGGATTTGCCTGTTTATCGGGCAAACAATGGTTAAAAAGAGACTGCGGAGGAAAGAAAATGAAAATGCCGATTGATTTGTCTTCCCTGACACCGGCGGAAAGAACACTATTTGATAGCTGCCCAGAGGCCCTGGATTCCGGGTGCGAGACCGTCTGCTGCTTTTACTTGCGGTACTCCTCCGACAAGCAGACGGAGCAATCCATTGAGGGCCAGCTTCGGGACCTCCTGGATTTTTGCAAGAGGATGGGCTACCGGTGCGCCGCCGTATATGTGGACCGGGCAATCTCGGCCCACGCCAGTATGGAAAAGCGCCCAGCGTTCCAGCAGATGCTGACGGATAGCGCACGGTCTGAATGGACCATCGTCCTGGTCTGGAAGCTGGACCGCTTCGCCCGCCGCCGGGAAGATGCCGCCATTGCCAGGATGCGCCTGAGAAAGAACGGCTGCACCGTGGAATCCGCCAAGGAAAACATCAGCAAAAACCCCGAAGGCGTTATCCTGGAATCCCTGCTGGAAGGAATGGCGGAATACTACTCCGCCGAACTGTCCCAAAAAGTCAAGCGTGGTATGCGGGAGACGGCCTTGAAAGGGTCAAGCACCGGTGGGGTAATCCCATTGGGGTACAAGTCCGTCAATAAGCGGCTTGAGTTGGACCCGGTATATGCACCCATTGTCAAGGAGATGTTTGAGCGGTACGCTGCCGGTGAGACCGCCACATCCATCATGCGGGACCTTAACGCAAGAGGCTACCGGACCGCAAAAAATATGGAGTTCAGAGGCTCCACGTTCAGTCGAATCATGGCGAACAAAAAGTATATCGGGATATGCCGGTACGGAGATGTTTACACCGAGGATGTTATCCCGCCAATCATCGATAAGGAGCTGTTTGATGCCGTGCAGAAAAAATTAAAACAGGTAGCGGAAGCCCCTGCCAAAACGAAGGCCAAGGTCCCGTACCTGCTGTCTCAAAAGATTTTTTGCGGGCATTGCGGAAATAATATGTTCGGAGAATCCGGGCGGGGAAAGCAGGGCCGGATTTATCATTACTACGCTTGCTACAGCAAAAAGCGTGGCAAGGGCTGCCGGAAAAAGAATCTGCAAAAAGACTGGATTGAAGGAATTGTCGCAGAACAGGCCCGTGCCATGCTGACGGACGAAGTGATAGACCATATCGCCACCATGGCCGAAAAGCAGTCTGAGGAGGCATACAGAGCCACGTCAAAGGCCCCGGCCCTGCAAAAAGAAATTAAGGAAAACGAGACGAAGATAAGGAACCTGACCGCAGCAATCGAGGCATCCGGTGCAACGTCCAGCTACCTGATCTCCCGCATTGCCGAGCTGGAAGGGCAGACAAAAGCCTTGCAGACGGAGCTTGCCAAAGAGGAGGACAACACCATCCGCCTGACAAAGGATAAGGTGGTATTCTGGCTGGAAAAGGTCCGGGATAAGGTCGCCGCCGTTGGAGATCAGACGGCGATGCTGCTTGACCTGCTTGTAAACTCCGTTACGGTCTGGGACGATGGCCCGGATGGAATTACCATCAAAACGGCGTTCAATATTACCGGACTGCCGGAAAAAACCTATAAGGTCCCTGCCGGTTCTCCCCCTTCCGGCGGAGAAATGTGTTCGGATTTGATGGCCTCTGGTTCACCAAACGCAACTCATCCGAACCCAACGATAACTTTTATCGGGTTCCTGCTGGTGCAAACACAAAGATATTCCCTGCCATAACCGGCAGGGGATATTTTTTTGAAAAAATTGTGATTCGCCCATTGACATACCGTACTCAGTGTGGTATTATATCAACACAAAGTGAAGAGCCAAGGAGGGCAAAAACAATGACAACTGAGCAAATCAAGGCCTGCGGACGCATTTATGCGCTGCTTCGCAAGGCCCTCGGCAAGGACAGCCTCGCTGACAACCGCAACGTGATGACGCTGCCCTTGCACATGATTACAGCATACACCACCGAGGCCCACCGTCGAGGCGTTGTGACGGCGAAGCTGGACAAGGAGTTGATGGACTTCTGGTGCCTTTTCGACCAGGAGACCGTCAAAGAATGGTTTGAAAAGCCCCTAAACTTGGAGCAGCAGGGACAGCTGAGCTTGGCAATCCACCAGACGATGTATTCCATAGAGGGCAAGCAATGACCAGGGAGCAGTACAATTACGCAGCAACAGAGGCCGGGAATTACGTCAATGTTGATTCATACCTGTCGGACGTAGCAACTTCCGCCATCTGGGGAACCGGATTCGGTGGCGAAGTGACTTCGATTCCGGCAGAGCGAATCCGTGAGCTGAGCGACATCTACGCCGCCGTAAACCGGGGGATGAAGGAAATTGTCTCTTTCACCGGGCTTTCTCAGGCCGGATTCGCAGAGCGGTTTCTGATTCCGCTTCGGACGGTGGAATCCTGGTGCATGGGGACCCGTCCTTGCCCCCTCTGCTGGAAGATGCTTCTTCAACAGGCGGTCGGCCTCCTGAAGTTGCAAATCAGTGGTTAAATAAAAAGTCACGCACAGCCCGTGCGTGTGGATTGAAACCCAAAAAGTAAGGACCGTTCCGTATGGAGCGGTCCTTATTTTTTACTTTTTGTACATCCCTTGCAGGACACCGACTTCTTCAGCGTCGCCGATTGCCCGCTTGTGGAGGTATTCGTATAGGGCCTTCATCCCTTCGGGCGGCTCTCCTTTTTGCCGCTTGTACGCCTCAATGTGTCGCACAACATCCTTATGCAGGAGGTTCATGTGGTTCATCTCCTCGCCGGACAGTTTGTAAAACAGTTCGGCCATTTCCGGATCGCTGGCCTTGTATTCCAGGGCCAGCTTGGCGTAGGTGCGGGCATCCTTCAGCTCGTCCTCAACGTGCTCCATGAGGAGTTTGATTTCCGTCATGGCTTACGCCTCCTTCAGGGCGTTGACGGCAATGGCGGTCACGCTGGCCACAGCAGCGCCGGACACCCATGCGTACACGTCAACGGGATACACAACGTCGGCGCAGTTGCAGCCATTCGGCACGGCCAGGTAGAGCAGATTATCCAGCGTCACCTGAGTGCTTCCTACGGCAACAGGGATGGTCTTGAGGGAGGCAGCTACGGGGACACCGTTGTAGTACACTTGCACGTTCAGGGTCCCGGCGGTGGTCACAGCCGCCGTCACCTGAGCCGTCACTCGGTAGAGGCCGGTCTTGCGGATGCCGATGTTGTTGCTCCGGTCCACAATGGAGGGGCCGGTGGGCAGTCCTGCGCTGGCCCCCATGTTCAGCGGGGCGGGCGTGGTAGTCAGGTCCTGGGTGGCATAGTTGTACTTCTGGGCCGCAGATTTGCGGTAATTGCAGTTACAAGCCATAGTCTTTTACTCCTTTCGTAATTTTTCAGGGTCGGATACAAAGGCCCCCACAGCGTTTGCCGTGGGGGCCGACGCTGTTAAAGCGTAATGTTGGGGCTATGCAGCCAGATCAGCCGCAGCACCCGCCGCAGAAGGGACTCGGACCGGCGTTGTAGCTGTACCCGTTAGGATACCGCACCACGCCATACATCCGGTTGTCCATTTCCAGAGAGGCGATGCGGGCGGACTGCTCGGCGATGCGCTGCTCAAGGTGGGACTTCTCCAGAGCAGCAAACTTGGCTTCAAGGTTGGCGTTGACCCCATCGATTGCCCGCTGCGTGGTGCAGCAGCAATCCGCCAGCTGCCGCTGGAGGTCGTTGGCCGTCTGCATGACGGTGGTGTTGGTCGCACCCTGAGCCAGGGCCATCTCCTTGCCAAGCTGGCCGATGTTGCCCTGCATCTCGTAACCCAGGTTACAGATGCCGTTGCCGATGTTGGTCAGCCGGTCGTTCAACTGGCCGAAATGCTGGCCGAAGAGAATCTCCTGCTGAGATGCGGCCGTGGCGTACTGGCCGAATTCGCCCTGACGGTTCCAGCCGAAGCCGCCGCCCATGAAGGCAAAAAGGAACAGCACGATGATCCACCAGGACCCACCGCCCCAGCCGTTTTCACCGTCGCCAACGGCGGCACGAAGGTCAGAGAGAGAGTAGTTCTCCATTTTCTTATCCATCCTTTCTTAAAAATTTTATGATAAACCCGTTGCGCACCGGTTTTATCTCAAAAACTGCATAAATTCTTTGGCCTGCTCCTGGAGCTGCTGAAACTGCTGCTGGCTCATTGTGCCGGATTTAAGCAGTTGCTCCACCTGCTGTTTTGCCCGCTGCGGGGTCATCCCGGCGGCAAATTTCCGAAATTCTGAGATCATGGCCAGGGGATTATTGGGCCTGGTCTGCGGGCTTAAAATGCCCATCAGTGGGTTCTGCTGTGCCATTGACGATAGCCTCCAATCTGCTCAAGCGTTGCTCAATGCTGTTCTGCTTTTGCTGGTCCGCCTGCCGGGGGTCGAACTCGGCAAACTGGAAATATTTGGTAGTTACCATGCCCATTGGGTCGGCCATCCGGACAGCGAAGACGCTGTTGTTCTGCACCATGATCCAGGCCGTCTGACCTGGCTGGACGCTGACCTGTTCCACGTCCGGGACGTTCGGCACCCTTATCCAGTCCATGCTGTTCATCTGCCCTGGTGGGGCCACTGGCGGCCGGTAGGGAGACGTTTGCATTGGGGAGGTGTAACCGCCCCCGTTCATTCCGTAATTCGGTTGCTGCGGCCACTGGGGATTTGTCCACGCCATAGTTGCCACTCCTTCCGCTGTTTATTTTCTTGTGCCCTCATTATAGCAAAAAACCCGGCCCGCAGATTATCGTCTGCAAGTCGGGTTTTTCTCGTTTTCTTCTCACCGCAAGTCAAAATTTCAGATTTTCCGGGAGCAGTTTACTGTATTTCCGGCAGAAATCATACTCTTTTTTTAACTTTCGGATTCTCCGATTTAAGGTAGCAAGGGACATATTACAGGCGTGGCACTGCCTGATTTGGCTCCATCCTGCGGCACGGGTGCGGAGTATTTTTTCGTCCTCCGGCGAGAGAATCGCCAGGGAGATAAATTCCTCCAAAATCACCCGGTTCCACGGGACGGAGTCCATTTAACCCTTGCCGACCTCCTTATTGTATGTGGCGCTGGAAATGCCAAGCAGAACGCCCAGGAAGGTGTCCACGGCGGTAATGGTGCCCACAATCTGCTCCCCATAAGGGAAGCCCCAGATAGAGCAGAGGGCAAAGTACAGGGTGCCCAGGCCGGGCAGCAGGATGGTGGCAATCCACTTGAGGATGTCATACGCACGGTTCGACAGTTTCATAGTTGTTTCCTCCTTGTAATGATTTTGTAATTAAATATTGTGCAGAGGCAGGCGTTTGACCTCCTCCATCACACGTTTTGCGGAGCCGTTGCCGCCAGCGGCGGCATACGGCACATACAGATAATCGTTCAGGTTTTCATATTCGTCCCGGGTTATATACCCCCGCTCGATGTACTTCATCCCCAGGTAAACGATACGGTCGTGAGCGAGGCCCACAAGCAGCTTGGTCTTTGCGTCGTGCTTTTCCCGCCGGGTGGAAATAAAATTCCACAGTCCGGTAGAGCCGATGATTGCCACCAGCACGGTAAGCGCCATTTCGACGAGTTTAATAGGCATTCGGCCCGGTCCTCCCTTGTGTTATTCTGTTTCGGTATCCGTTGCGGCAATGCCGATTTTCAGGCTGTTTGGGTCAAACAGGGCCACCTCGCCGCTTGCACAGGTGACAGGGGTTTTCAGTTTGCCGTAAAAATACGGTGCGCCGCCGGTCTCTGCGGTGAACAAGCCAAAGCCTTTTGCCTGTTTCCAGTCGGCGGTAGATTTTGCCCAGGTGATCTGCTTGACGTTCTTGATCTCACGGGATGCCGCTGCGCCGATAACGTCAGGATATGTAGCCCCGCTGACGGATACCAGGACACGGGCATAATTGCCGCCGGTCAACTCCGTAAACGTGCCGTTGTCGGCTTCGGGGTCATTGGAGCAAAGTCCAATCCATACTTTGCTGTGGTTGGTCAGGCTGTTCTTGCCGAAAGCCCAGCCCAAAATGTTGTTAGCGTAAGTGTTGGAAAATGGCATAGTATTGTCCTCCTTAAAAATCAGGGTATTCACTCAACGGGCGAATGTAATCTGCGACAGGCTCAAATATTGGGTACGCTTTCGCTGCTTCCACGTTTGCATCAGGGATGTAGATATACTCAGTTCCATACTGACAATTGTCCGTTTTTGCAGCGGTTCTCGGCATAGACTGGTACACCATGCGAACTTTGTTTACTACAGTCTGTATTTTTGGCTGTTGAAAAGCAGATCCAACCGCGTAGAAATCTTTAAGACAATCAAGGCGGTATACGGCCAGCGCACTTCTCGAAATATTGTAGGCAGCCTTCAATCTAGTCAATGACAGACAGTTTTTAACATTTGCAATAGCACCAGCAATGGTCTCTAATATGGGGCAATCCGAAACAGTCTCAGCGCTGTCAATGACTTTTATCCTATACATGGATGCAAATATTGAATTACCACTCCAATTCGAGTTCTGAGAAACCCCAAGTAATTTATAATGGAACTCAGTATCTGGATTGTCATCGGGACTGTAAATCGCAGATCTTGAAACGTTATCAATGGTATTCCCCCATGATGCAACTAAACTAGTAGAATACTCAGTTTGTGCTTCATTTGCTATCCCACGCATAGAGATTAGTTTAATTCCAGCCTTATAGTTGAGTGCCTCATCCGGCGTTGCCACATAATCCGGAGGCTTGGGCCTGGGGACGATACGCAGAGTATAGCCACGGAGGGTGCCGTCCACATAGCAGACGTAGATATTTTGGTTTCCGGCGGTCTGGAGCCAACTGTCCGGGATGCGGACCCCACCGTCTGCTACGGCAATACGCAGCGGTTCCTCGCCGGTCCGGGCGAAGTCAACGTACACCGCATCCGCCTCCGGGATGTCCAGATAGCGGTTGGTGTCCCATTGCCACAAAAAGGGATGGTCACGGATATTCATAAGGGCATCCTTTCGTTTGTGCCCAATTCGGGCACATCAGCCATACAGGGTGTTTACCCTGGTCTGCACGGCATCGTAGTCATACCCGGCAGCAGTGAGACGCTCCCGGCGCTCGGCCCCATTGCTCCATTCTCCCCGGATGACCTCACGGGCCAGGTCCTCGATGGACTTCACAGGGGCTTCGGCGGTTCCGGGGATGCGGATTTTATCTCCCACATGGATGAGGTTGGGGTTTGCAATGCCGTTGTAAGCCGCCAGGGCCTGATAGGTAGTGCCGTACTCATTGGCAATACCGCTGAGGGTGTCGCCGTATTTCACGACGTAGACGGTCTCGCTGGGGGCCTCCGGGGGCATATCCGGCACTTCCGGCTCGGCAGGAGTAGCACTTTCCTCCACCCAGGCCGTGCCGTCGATTTTGCAGATGGCCTTCGCAATGGCACGGGCCGCATCCGCCCGGCGATCGACGATAAAATTTACGCCCTCGGCGGAATCGTGGAAGTCCACTTCCAGCAGGCAGGAGGCGGCCTTCATCATGCGGGTCTCATAGAGGTTCTGGTTCTGAACCACGCTCTGATAGCGGTTGCTCTTCTGGCCGGTTGCCCGCAGCTGCGCCACCAGTTCTTCCGCCAGTTCCTTTCCGGCGGCGTAGTAAAAGGCGATAGGCCCGTAAGCCGCCCCGCCACCCCCGGCGTTGGAATGCAGCGCCAGGTAGTAGTCTGCCCCCAGCCGGTCAGATTCGGCGGGCCGGTAGTCAATACCCAGGTCCCGGCTGGCCCGATGATAGCGCACGCCGCAGCGGTCCAGATGGGGCGTAATTACGTCCAGGAGGGCGTTCATCTGCGCCTCCTCCGTGCCGTAGCCGTTGATTCCGGTGTTGTCCGTCTGGTCAGACGGGCTGAGATACCAAAGATTTTTCATAATGTTTACCTCCTTAAAGTTTGTTATTCTGTACGTTTCCACATATATACGGCCAAATATGGCGGCATATTGTTGTGAGCGTTCCCGCCTCCGGTAGCAAAAATCGTAGAACTATCGGAGTAGCCCTGTGCTTTATTGGCAAAGCTGCCGATGGTTGTCCGGTTTTGTCCGTAGCTGTCCGTACCGCCGTTAATGGCGGCGTAGTGGTTATGACTGGGCATTTCGTCCTTGGTCAGCGTGTGGGTGGCTTCGCCGCCGGTCGCCCCGGCAGAATAACTATCCCCAGCCGCCAGCAAAAACCGGTCTTTCAGTCGCTCCCAGGTTCCACCAAACAGGGTCTTCGGGTCCGTGGAGGATAGGGACATATAGATGCTTCCCACCGGGTAGACCTTGCTCAGGATGTTTTCACCGTTCAGCCGCAGCGGGACGTTCAGCTGGAAAAACTCTTTTGTCCAGTAAAAGGACGGCACACCGGCCATTATCTGGGCGGTATTGGCTGCCGTGAACAGTTTGTCCTCTGCCTGTACCGGGATGCCGAACGCCTGCCGGTAGTCCAGATCAGGCACGGTGATACTCGCCGTGTAGGTGTTCTTTGCCGTGTCGATGGTGGGCGTTACCTCCACCCAGTCCCCGGAGGGATTTTGATATTTCAGAGTCAGGGTGTTGTCCGCTGCCCCGAAGTTCCCGGCGAAATACTGCCCTGCAATCTCAATTTGCGCCTCGTTGGAGGACGGCACGGGCCGGTTTGCCCGAAGGATGTTACAGGTCAGCTGGACATAGGGGACCAGCGTTTTCTCAATGGTCTGGGTGGTGCTGTAACCTCGGCTGTCCGTGGCCGTGACCGTCACCTTGTTGGTCTCCACGTTGGTGATGGAGTAGGATGTGGCGTTCAGCGGGACCTCCCTACCGGCTACCGTGATGCGCTTGATGCTAGCGCTGTTCCTGGCTGCCACGCTCAGGCTCCCGGATGCCGTGGAGGCATACCGCACCAGAGCGTCAGCGTTGCCCGTCAGAGCAACGGTTTTCTCGTTGGTGTCCTGGCAAGTAGCGTTTACAGTCGGCGCACAGAGCGCCGCCGCAGCCGTCGCCGTGAACGTTGTGGTCTCCGGGTCAAAGTAGTGGTCCTTGTCCGTGTGGGTCCAGAGGGTCAGCGTCACCTTGCCGGTGGCTGAATTTGGTATCTGCGCATAAAAGCTATCCGGCAGCCGGAACGGAACCGTGCGCTGCATAAAGGTGACGTAGCTGCTGGATGGGTTGCCGTTGCCGTCCAGGTAAAAATTAAGGCTCCCGAATGTTACCAGCAGGCCGTGGGAAAAGGCGCTGCTCTTGGCGTTGATATAAATAGAGCTGACGCTGCCAATATTGGCATCCGTGGCAGACACCGTGGATGCTCTTGGGATGGTGGGCAGCGTGATGGTCTGGTCGCCGGAGATAGTGCCAATATACGTCCCGCCATAGTTGATGTTCAGGCGGTAGCTGGCCCCGATCTTCCCGGACCAGGTGCCGTCTGCGTTATGGGGTACGGTAAACTTGTGGGACCCCAGGGAGACGGTCCCGCCGCCGCTGGAATAGATGTCCGGGCCGGTCCATTTGTAGGTCTGGCTCCCGATGGTAAGGGCGCAGTCATCCGTACCGGCTCCCACGGAAAGCCCCGCATGGTGCAGGGACAGGGACATAGATACGGGAGTCGTATTGGCCACAACATCGTACTGGCCCACGGTATAGGTCACAATGAGGTACAGGCTGGACACGCCAGACGAAATGTTAAAAGATGGCATATCTTACCCTCCCCTCAGATGTAGAAGCAGGCGGTCCCTGCTGCGCCGTCATCGTCTGTGTAGTCCTCAAACCGGGCATGAGAACCGATGATGAGGTAATTCCGCACGGTCATATCCGTGCCGATCACGCCGTCCTTGTTTGCCTGGAGCATAATCTCGTTGCCTCGCATGACGTACATACCGGTTTCATCCAGCCGGTTTTCCATTTCCGAACCGGACCGCTGGATATGGACGAAGGATTCGTCGATGGTCAAGCCGAAGGAGGTCGTCACTTTGTCCACGCCGTTCTCCACGATGGAGGTCACGGTGGCGCTGATCTCTTTGGAGGTCTGCTGCAACTGTGTGATTGCATTGCCCTGGTCCGAAACGGATGTAGCGATTCGTTCGGCTGTCTGCTCGATCTCGGAGATGTTCCCTTCCAGGTCCTTTGCCGTTGCTTTCAGGCCGTCAATGGACTTTTTCAGGAGGTAATACCGGCCCTGCGGGTTCTGGTACTTCTCAGAGGACACGGCAGCTTTGTCGGAATAATTCTGGTCTCCGGTGCTGGAAACCTGCGTCCCGGAGGAATCTGTGTAGACGGACATGACGTAGACCGTCAATTCCCCTGTCTGCACGGTGTTAATTTTGATAATGTCCCCGGCATTCACCGCACAGGTCGGGAACAGCTTGCATTCTGCCGGGGTATAGGATATATCCTTTACCTTCGCATAGAGGTCCTGGGCGATTGCTTCCAGCGTGGGCGTATCAAGCATGGACAGCATAAGGTTTCCGGATATTGCGAACACGTTTCCGTCTGCATCCGCCGGGTAAATAACGCCAACGTCATCATCCGCCTGTTTCAGCTGCACCCGCTGAATAACGTCCGTCTGATACTGCTTGCAAGACAAGCTGTCCTGCATATACTGTATCGTTCCGGTGGCCTTGGAATCGCTTATGACGGTCTCCGTGGCTTTGTACCAGGCAAATTCAATCCCGCCGCTGGAAGTGCTTCGGCAGAAGCACCCGGCAATCTGAGCGGCCCAGGAGACGATTTGCCGGGCCGTAATGCCGTCAGAATAAAAGGCCGGAACCTGTAAATCTTCATGAGAAAACGTTCCGGGCTTTCCTGTAATTCCCGCCAAGTCGCAAACGGCATCCACAATGGCCCGAAGGCTCATTGGGAAATTATCCTGATTCTCCATGAGCCAGGGGGACGCATCCACGCCCAGCTTGGCGATGCTGTCATAGGCGGTAAACCGGATGGACACCTTAGAGGCTACGGTCGGGGCCTCGGCATAAAACACACCGACTTTTGTTTCCGTATTGCCGTCCACCTTGTAATATTCCAGGGCCTCCCCGGTGACAATTCCCTTTTCAGGGTTCCGGATTTGCACGTCCACGGAATCCGCTGTCGTATCGCCGACGGTCAGGTTCGTGGAGCTGTTTACCCCGGAGGTCCACTTGCAGGAGATGATGTAGGCGGAATCAATCACCGTTCCGTCGCTTCTCACAAACTTATTTGACAGCACTGATTCCGCCTCCTTTTACTTCTCAATGACGTTGATGCTCACGTCGGTGTAGATGGTGTTCCCCAGAGCGTAGGAATACATGGTGTAAGAGCAGTTTGAGGAATACGCCTCCATCGTGTACTTTTGGCCACGGTCCAGGAACGTGAACTGATATTCTTTTCCCTGCATCAGGTCTACAATATAGTTCAGTTCAGCCTCGGTCATTGCCTTCCATTTCAGGCCGACTTTCCGAACGTCCCGGCGCACCCAGTCGATATGGATAACGCCGTCTTCGGTTCGTCCGCTGCTGGAACCGGCAATGTTTTCGTGTTGGATGGACACCCCGCCGCTGGGTTCGTAGATGGGCTTGTCGCCCACCATCCAGCGGTTCTGCGGGTCGAATCTGTTGATAGTCAATCCGCATCACCTCCGGTCAAAATTCCAGCAGGGGGTTCGCACCGGTACGAACGGTTTCGCCACGGGCATAATCCACCACAAACTCAAACAGGTTCTTTCCGTTGACGTTGGCGGACACCACCTGCGCCTGACCGCCGTTCTGGTTGTTCTCGCCGCCGGTAGCCGCAACAACAGCTTCGTAGACACCGGCTTTGACGGCTTCAACGATCTGGTCGTTGTTGGCAACGGCTGTTCTGCGTCCGATGGAACCGACCATTTCCGGGACACCGTTTTCACGGGCAAGGAAGAACTGGCCGGGGTCCGGGAAACCGCCGGAAGCGTAGGCACTGAACGACATTCTGGCTGTGCCGCCGGATGTACTCATGGTCCCCTTCAAGGACGGGTAGGTAGCGTTCTTGATGGCCTGAGAGATGCCGTTCGCCAGGGACTGTCCGAAGGAGTAGCCGGTAGAATATCCGGTGCTGTTGTCAAACAGGGATGTGACAGAATCTGTAACAATCTTCGACACATAGGCCGTCTTGTTCTTGAACCCTTCTGCGATACCCTCCATCATGTACTTGCCGTCTTCCGCAAAAAGCTTTGACGGGGAGTGAATCTTCGCAGCTTCTCGGACGGCGGTATCCATGCTTAAAATCGCTTTTCGGGCCGCTTCCGTACCGATTTTCAAATTGTCCGTAATGCCTGCGCCCAGCCCGGAAATAATCTGCTTACCGGAATCCTTTGCAGTGCCTTTTTGGTCTTTCCCAAGGTTTTCCAATGCGTGTTGGACGGCAGACCCGACATCTTCCTCAACATACTTGGAGACCTGAATAATCGACACATCAGTGGCATCGGTTCCATACAACCCAGTGATGACTTGGTCCATAGCTTCAGTAGCCCACGCACCTCCGTCAATTCCAAGCGCCTCCATACTTTCCTGAATATTTTTGCTTATCGGCTCAACGATATTCTTTTCATACTTTGTCAACGCTTTATTCCGGTATTCAGATAATGTTCCGCCGTTAAAAGCCTTTTCCAAAAAGTTCATCTTCTCCCACTCTTTGGCGGCTTCGTCGTTGACATTCTGCGTTTTCTCCAAAATGTCACGCTGGACATCGTCAAACAGGGTGTTTACTTGGGCATTGATTTCTTCCAGCTTCGTCTGCCGTTCGGAATCTGTGATTTTGATTACGGAATCAAGGAGTAACTTGCCGGATTCGCTCATCAGGGGATTGTCCCGCATGGTTTCAAAAGCCTGAATAAGCGCATTCGCAGATTCATTCACGGAATCCTTTGCCTCTTTTGCGGAACTTGCAATTTGAGTGAAGAAGTCGTCCTTCTTGCCTTCGTCCTCCCAATCGATGTCACGCATAGTGGTTCTCAGGTCGTCGAAAATCCCCGCCGTGTCTGTTGTTGCGCCGGATACCTCCAGCATCTGTTTCGTAATTTCCTTAAAGCGGTTGGTGTATTCATCGCTGGTAATTGCCCCGTCAATGAGCTGCTGATCGATTTCGTCCAGTTCTTTTTGCAGAGAATCCAGCGTGTCCACCGTATCGCCCTTGATTTGACGGATAAGCTCCATAATCTGGGGAACGGCATACCCGGCCTTTTCCAGGGCATCACCGAAGGAATCGCCCAATGCAAGGGTAATGGTGTCATACGCCGTGTCCATCTTGGTCTTGGTATCATCCGCAAGCTGACTGATCAGGCTCTTGATTTCCGGAATCTTTTCCTCAGCGGTGGCCGCACCGATTTCGATTGCATGGGCAATCTGGCTCAAACTTGTGGTTGTCTTGTCAATCGATACGGTCATATCATCCATCGTCTTTTTGTTCTCGATGAATGGCTGATTTGACTCCGTTATCGTCTCCATAAGGTTCACGAATTGGTCCGTAATATCGCTGATTTTCGCTCCGGCTCCGGAATAAAATGCGTCATTGACCATATTGTCAAGCATCTTGTCCTGTGCGCTGACCACGCCAGCAATAGCACCCGCAAGCGCTGTTGCCGCAGCAACTGCCAGACCGGCAGGGCCAAGCGCAACGTACATGGCAGCGGAAGCGGCTCCGGCAGCAACACCGATTTGTACGATTTTGCTTCCTGCGTTATCGCACCCAAGGGCAAGGTCCTCGACGCTGGACTTGATAACGCTAAATTCTGCGAACCCGGCAACTGCGGTGATTGCACCTTTCTGCAACCCGCTCAGGCCCATACGGATATTGTCAATGCCGCCAACAATGGATTGCAGCGTATTACCGCCTGTAACCTTAATCAGCTGGAACCCGGTAACAAAAGTGTCAATCGTTCCTTTCAGGCCGGAGAACAGATTTGCCGCCTTTAAGGTGGTGATTATCTTGTTCACTTTTGTGTAGATAATGGCAAGCGCAGCCACACCGGCAGCAGCCTTTACGATGTCCTTGTACTTCTGCAAAAACCCAAGGATTTTCTTAATCGGCGTAATAATTTTCTTGAGGCCTGCATAAATCTTGTCAACCCGCTTGTTGACCTCATCGCCCAAGAAATCATACCCCGGCAACGGAATATCCAGACCGCCGCCGCCGGCAGAAACGCTCCCACTTCCGGAATCGTTCTTTTCGGGCAGGACGTTCAGCTCATCGAAACCGGCAAGGTATCGCTTCAAATCTTTCGCCGCACCGGCAGCGTTTTCCATGTTGTCGTCAATTTCACCAGTTGCTCCGGCAGCGGTGGAGAACCCGCTGCTCCAGTCCACCTCACCGATTTCTATATTGAACAGGCGGGCAATCTCAGCGACAATTTCACGGATAGCCTTTGCAATGGCAATCAGCCACGGGAGCGCCTTTGTCAGAATCGGGATAAACAGATTACCGATTGCACGGGAGGCCTGCTCCAGTTCGGCTTTCAGGACCCGCAGCATATTGGCAGGCTGGTCAATTGTCCGGGCCATATCGCCCTGAACCTTCGTGACCTGCGTAAGCATGGCGTAATAACGCAACTGTGACTTCTCAGCCTGCGTCATACTGGACACACTCTTGTCAATTCCCAGATTCAACCGCTCCTGCTCCAGACGGGCAACAGACAGGTCGTAGCCAAGCCGACGCAGAGGCTCCAATTCACCGGCAATGCCGGACTGCACCTTTTGCATGGCATCTGTAAAGCTGATGTTGTAGAAGGACGCAAGGTCGTAGCCCAACTGGGTCAGGTTCTTGGACATATAGGCCGCTTTGTCACCGGCCACGCCGAAGCCCGTGATGATGGTGTTGAAAACGCCCTGATTTTCCATCCATTCGGCAGGGTCAATACCCATAGCCTCGGAGACGGTCTGGGCGTATTCATAGGCTTCCTCTGCGTAATCGCCCATGGCCACGGAGAACAGGTTCAAAACCTCCTGATAATCAGAGGCCTTACGGACAGCCCGTCCTAGCAATTGCGTGACTTTCCCGACTATGGCAGACAAGTTAATCTTCTTGAGCGCATTCTCAAGTGCGTTGGTGCGCTTTGTTGCCTTCTGCGTGGAAGCGCTATACTTCTCCGTAGAGGTTATCAGTTTCTGAATTTTGGACGGGAAAGCGGAAAAGCCGTTGGAAACCTTCTGCATTTCATCGGCAAACGGCTTCATTGCGTCCGCCAGCTTCGTCATTTGCTTCGTAAACTTTTCCATGTCCACTTTCGCCAGCGATTCAGTGACCTCCGGGATTTTCTGCAACTGCGTGATAAAGGGGCCAATCTTCTGTTTCCCAAGCTCCGAAAGAGGGCGAAGGCCGTCGGCCAGAGACTGCAATTTCCCACCGGGAATTTCCGGCAGCTGATTGATGGTATCTTTCAGCCGTGCGATCTGGTTCCCAATAGCCGGGGAAATCTTCATCCCGTCCGTTACCGTTTTCAGAGATTCCAAGGAATCGCTGATTCCCTTGATTTTTGCCTGAAAAGTGCCGGTATTCAGGTCAGACAGGGCCTTTTTAATCCGGCTCAGGCCGCTTGCAATTCTGGACAGGCCTGTGGTAGCGCCGCCAACCTTATTTTCCAGGGTTTCAAGATTTCTGGACAGTTTTTCGATCCCGTCCGCCGCCTCATCACTGTCGTTGATGATCTGGAACTCGATTCCCTGCATTTCAACGTTGTCAGCCATTTTTTCCACCGCCCTTCTTTTCAAAACGCCTGTTGAAGGAGACCATAAAAATCTCCATCATTGTCTGTGCTTTTTTGTCCGATTTCCGCTCTGCCTGCTCAATGGCTTTCGGCTTTTCTTCCTCCGGCTTTTTATAGAGCGGGTACGGGGCATCCCGGTACGGAATCGGTTTTGTTCCCTTTTTCACAAAATCGTGGAGGACCGGGGACGCATTCAGAATCGCTTCGTAAACGTAAGCACCCATGAGCCAGAGTCCCTGATTCTTGGCCTCCTGATTCAATTTCCATGCTTGCCGGTAATACTTGACCAAATCAACATCCTGCTCCCAGAACTGTTCATAGGTCATGCCGATTGCAAGATAATAAGGGAACGCCTTTTCAAAGGCCTTTGTGTAAGCGAAAGAGGGGACGGGGCAATCCCCGCCCCCTCCGTTGCTTTCGGGAAATAACTCGCTTACTCCGTCACTTCCCAGCCGGGGTTTCCCTCATCGGCCGCTTCCTCTTCGTCGTCAAAGAGGGTGTTGTATGTGTCCACATACATTTCCATAAGGGTTCGGACCAGTTCCTTCCGGTTTTTCAGGCTGTCGTAGATTTTCTCTCTGGTTGCACCCTTTACGGCAGGGTGGTTCGCTTCAAAAGCGCCGTTAAAGAGGGCCGTAACCATCGTCATGGGCATTTCATCAATGTCCATGATTCGGAACCCCTGTCCCTCCATGCGCTTCGCAACAGTGCGGGTGAATTCCAGCACATAACGTTTCCCGTTATACGGGATTGCAATTTTCTTAGCCATCGCTAAAACCTCCTAAATTCGGCCTTTCGCCGTGTGTTTACTCCGTAGTATCCAATGTGATGGGTGTGGAAGGGGCAATGGAAATGTTCAGGTCAACGACCTCATTCACACCGCCGCCGGTGGGATAGGCGGTCAGCTGCCCGTCGAACTTGAACTTGCCGTCAGAACCGGTGGGGGTCAGAGTGTCCGCCTCGCCGGTGCCGCCGAACCAGACCGCAAAACTGGTCGTCTTGCCTTCCAAGGCCAGCAGCTTCTTGTAGTCCGCCAGGGTGTAGTTTGCCGTAAAGGAAAGCGCATCCAGGGACTGGATACCGGCGATGTAGGTCTGCATCTTGTCGGACAGGGTGGTTGTCTCAAGCATCTCAGGGTCGCCGCCCAGGTCGGGGAACTCCTTGATGTCGATGAGCTTTTCATACTCGGTGCCTACGTCCTTCTTCTTCATGAGAAAGACTCGATAAGTAGAGATAGCGATAAGTCATCAATCCTTTCTTGTAAAATAAAATGGGCCGTTTCTTTGCGAAACAGCCCATCGGCTTTCATTCCGCCCTTGCGGAATGTTTTGCGTTATTCAACGTCTAAATGTTGTTTTCCCGTCAGTTTCTGCTCTATACCGTGCATTCAGTCGGTAAATTGTGGCATTTTCCATGTTCGGAACTGGGTTCATGGAAATTCTGGTGAAATTCTTCCGGTAAAGCATTTCGTCAATGCAGCGAAGGATTTCCCGACAGGTAGATTTCTTTGCGCCGGCCTTGTCCGAATAGACGTTCACTTCGTACAGGATCGTCGCATACCGTTCCCGGTCGCTGCTGTCCAACCGGCTGACCGTCGTGTAATTGTCCTGTTCGACAATACTCACATACGGGAACTTTGGAGGGGCCTTCACATACTCGCCGCTTACGGAAATCCCAGGGAACTTCTCCCGAAGCGCCGCCGCAATGGGGGTATATATCTGATTCTCAACGTCAATCATCTAAATACCTCCTTGACAATTCTCGGCAGCTCCTGTTCAATGGCTTTTCTGGCTTCATACATGGGCATGGCCGGTGGATTACCGAAGGTATGACCGCCACCGGCACTTTTGGGGAGATACCATCCTTTTGGGTCATCCCAATGGCCTTTCCCGTCAGGATATGTACCAGGTCCCATGCCGAACTCCCCTGCCTCCGGGTGGCCATAGCCGTATGTCACGCCGGACCCAAACTCAATGAACAGAACGGATTCACCATCCGCCTTCACCTTGTAACCGTTCGGCAGTTCCTCTACGGTTACGTCTACGTCCTTTGGCCCGGTGTAGACGGCTCTGGAAAATCGAATAGAAGCCACCGTTGCGCCAAGAGCGGCCAGGCGCTCCGCCAATTCCCGTGCCTTTTCCTCCTGCCATTTCCGGTAAACCATCAATTCATCCTGAATCTTCTGGATGCCGGATTCGGACAGCGGAACGACGATTTTCTTTCGGCTCACGACACGCTCACCTTCGTTACGGCATAGGCAATGATGTTCAGGGACTTTGCCACCCGTTTGACGATATAATCGTACAGGGGCTTTCCGTCCGCTTCCCGGTATTCCGGCTCTTTGTCCACGAACAGAACGGTATTCTCGTCAATTGGGCAGGACATATCGTCCGTTACGATGACCTTATCATACCCGGCGAGGTTGCCGAACTGCTCTACCTGAGAGGACCCGGATGCGGGGGAAACATTCGCCCTGAGCGCTACAGCAGGCTTATAAACGATGATTTCTTCACCCGTCTCATTGCCTTTTGCGTCTACCGCAGGGGCCTTGCGGTCGTACAGCAGATACCAGAGAGGCCGCTTGTTGCGTTCCATGATTTTCATGTTGTTGCCTCAAACACACCGACCATCGGCACAATCCCCCGAAGCATAGAGGCTGGAACATCTCCGTTCTCATATGTCCGGGAAACGCCATTCTCGGAGTGGGCGGATTCCCCTTCCGCTCCCCGCTTGTTCAGCAGGTACACAGCGATTTCGACCTGTGTCATGGCGTACTGGTCCGGGACAATGTTCTGCGTCGGGTCAAACGGATATGCCTTGCGGCAGATTTTGTGACCGGCCAAAGCAAGGTAGGCGGAGACCACGGCGGTATCCGATTCACCCGCCATAGCTTTCACCATGGAGATTTTTTCTTCTTCCGGCATGATTTCCGCCTCCTTTCAATTTAGCCGGTTACGGCCTTGGTATTCACGGGGTTCTTTGCGTCGTTGGCAATGTAGACGCTCCGGCTGTATGTGGGAGCCGTGAAGGTCTGGGCAATGCCGGTGAACTTGGCATGATACCATTCGGGGCCGTGGTCCAGGCCAATCTGGCCGAACAGCTGGTACTGCTCACCTGCGCCGGTCTTGGCCAGCTGCTCCAGGAAGAAGTTGCCCTTTCCAGGAACCGGCTGATACACCGGGGAGATAACGTCCAGGTTCAGCAGCAGAGCCGTACCCTTGGGCAGGAACTCGCCCAGATACAGGTAGACAACGCCCAGAGGGGTCACAACGCTGGACAGTTTGATGCCGTTGATCTCACGGGCAGCAGGGATAACGGTCAGACCGTTCTGCACAGCGTCGGCGTTGATCTGGAACATGGTGGTAGCATCGCACCACAGAACAAGGCCGTCCTGCGGAGCGTTTGCCTCATAGACCTTCTTCACGCCGTCAGCAATGTTCCACAGGCCGAGAGGCTTGCTGGCCATAGCGATGACGTTGCTTTCGATGGCCTCGGTCAGGCCACGGGTCTTGTTGACGGTGGCATCGGTGGTGGCCTTGTTGTAGGTGCCCTGCACAAAGGTAAACTCAATGTCCCGGTTCACCTTCTGCATCTTTGCCGCCACCTGGAAATCCAGTTCGTTCATGGGGTTTTCCTGCTGGTTGGCGATGTTGATACCGCTCAGGGTGCCCATGTTGGACTGTTTGGCATAGGACACGCCAACAGATTCATGGAAAATCTGGGTGACGTTGGTCTTCTGGGTCCGGGTGACAACGGTCGCCTCAGGGGCCGTCAAAGATGCGGTTTCGGAAATGGCGGGCTGTTCGCCGCCTGCGGTGGTGTACTCCTGACCGGTCACAAACTCAACGTGATTGGTCGTCTTTGCTCTGCCGCCGATGATGGAACTCAGCGGGCAGCGGGTGTTGCCCTTGTTGAACAACATCCCGGAGTAGTTCAGTACGCCGAAACTGGTTGCAATTGCCATAGGTTTATCAGTCTCCTTTACTTGTTATTGGATGCTTCTGCCTCTGCCTGGAGGCGGGTGTAATACGCAGCGGCAGCATAATCGCCGCTACCCTGGGCCTCTGTGATTTTCTTGGAGTAATCCATACCGACACCGCCGGTCCCGCCGTCTGCGCCTCTGGGGGTCCCCTTCAACTTCTCGGCGACAACACGCTTGGCGTAGTCCGTCAAAAACTTCTGGTTGTTGGTGAAAACCGTGGTCATATCGCCGGATTCCATGGCCGCAGCGGTTTCATTCGCAAGGGCTTCATCATAGCCCTGGGCCACCAGCTTTGCCTTGTACTCTGAAACGGTCTTCTCCTTGCGAAGCCCAGCCAGCTCCTTTTCCATGGATTCCAGCTTGTCAGCCTGCTCCTGCTGCTTGCGCTGCTCGTCGGTGAGAAGGGCGTTGTGCTTCCGCTTCCACTCTGCGGCATCGGAATTTGCCTTGGACACCGCAGCCTTCTGCTTTTCCAGTTCGGCTGCGTGATCCTCGTACTCGAAGCCCTCCAAAGCGGCCAGCTTCTGCTCAGGGGTCATTTCTGCGTAACCTTCAATTTTGGACGTGTCGATTTTCATGTTTTCTCCTCCTGCGTTTGGTCAGGCGGTTCCCTCCGCCATGTTTTCCGTTTTTATGGGTTGTCTCCCGTTTGCGTTTTTGATATGGCAGCTTCCCTGCTGCCGTTTATGCGGTAATCGCCAGCTTTGAGTTGGTTTTACCGATAAATTCTTTGATTTGCGTATATTCCCACCCGCAATCAACAAGTCCGCTCACAAGCCGCTCCATGGACTGTACGGCGGCAAGTTCTTCCGGCGTGAATGCGTCCCGTAGATTGTCAGTTGATGCAATCCCGTAATCCCGGCGAAGTTGCGCTGCATCTTTGCCAAACAATGTCTTATAGATGCAGTTCGTATAATTGGAATACGCATGGCCGTGCATCCGGTCATCCTCTTTGGACTGCTGTAGAGCCTTAGTCAATGCTTGACGTACAGCAATTCCTTTTTCACGCTCAATCAGCTTGCCTTGCAAGGCGGCTTCCATGGCGTTGAACTGCTTGATGTACGCTTCCTTGAACTTCATAGCGAGTTCTCCGGTGTACCCCATGACCAGAAGAGTAAAACCGTCTCTGGTCATTATGAACATAGGTTGCTTGTGGCCTTGCGAATTCTCATAGCTTGACTGTCCAAAATTGGACAGCCGGAATTCCTCACTGCATCCGAGTTCACGAATGTCCCTGAGAACGTGTTGATGCAGCTTTCCGAAGGTATCCGCCACATCAAGACTTGTAACTGTTGGCCGTTCCTGCTTCCCGATCTTTGCGATTTCTACGAACATTGTTATCAATCCTTTCTGTTGATTAAAATGTTTTGGATTTCAGCAGCATCCCTGCTGCCGTTATGGCGGGCGGAGCAGGATTCGAACCTGCGACGTCGTGATTAACAGTCACGCGCTCTACCAGCTGAGCTATCTACCCATTGGCCCCGGTCCGCTGTTGAGCAGTAGCGAAAAAACAAGCAGCGTGCCGACACATGGTGCTCTCTGTCCGGGTTTTTGATTGGAGCCGCTGGACGGGGTCGAACCGCCACCCTGCTGGTTACAAATCAGCTGCACCACCTGTTGTGCTACAACGGCGAATAAACAAAAAATGGGCTGCTGATACCATTCCTGGTATCAACAGCCCATCGGCTCTTAGCTGCCACTTCAGGCAACCGTTATCTATTTAAGCATTTTCGGGTAATTGCAATGACCTTGATCTCTCCGTGCTCCACGCGCAATTCAACAACCTTCCCCTGCCGGATCGTGTTATTGATAAGCTGAATCTGTTCATCCGTCAGATTCATGCGGCACGCCGGATTGACTTCCTGTTCCACCGGATACACCCCCGTTTTGATTGGCCCGCTGAGCGGCTTCCCGCTCCTGCTGGGCCATATATTCCATACTCATGCGATAAGCAAGCTGCGGATCGGAAAAGAGGCCGCTGTGCGTGAACGCAAGCTCCGGCGCAATTTTCTCACACCCGAGCATCATGGTCAAAACGCTTGCCTTCTGCGCGATGTTCTCATAATTTCGGCGGGTAAACCGGATTTCCAGAGCAGACAGCTTCAGGCTGAGACCGCCCAGGTCCCGGCAGATACGCAGGACCAGCTTCAGGAACTCTTTTTCGGACCGCTTGAAAACAAGTTCGCTGTCCTTGGCACGGGCTTCCGCAGCGGACCAGCCGTCCCGCATGATGACCGCAGAACCGGTATCGCTTGTGGAGGTTCCACCGTTCCGGTTCGGCATCCCGCAGATGGTCAGGACGGCATTATACATACTGTCCACCAGCTTCTGAACCTGCTCCTGGTTCATGTCCTTGGTGATGAGGTCAACGTCAATGTTTCCGCCCGTGTCATTCGGAGGGACCATGATTGCACCCAGTTCCTTGAACTGATTGAACAGCGGCTCGTCAATACGGCATCCAACGAACTTCCAGTAGGCCTGGACGAACTGCTCAATGCCGTCAATCCGGTTGCTTTCCGTCATGTTGATGGCATCCAGCAGCGGAATGACAATCTCAAAAGAGCCAAGCCGGGCCTGATTCGCCGGGTATTCGATGATGGGGATTCCGAGAATCTGGTCTTCGCTGCGAACCACAGCCCAGGTATTCCACACCTCGAAATACCGGTCCTCCGTCCAGCAGGAGAATACAATGGTTCCGTCCTCTTTCTTGACGTATCGAACACCCATCATGGGCTTGTGACCCAGCCCGACAGAGTAGACCACAAACGCATACCGGGGGTCCAGCGTGAAGATTTCAAACGGGGCTTCATCCGCTTCTATGTCTGCGAGTGCATCCGGCAGGACCATTCTGTATGCTGTACCGCAGATATTCCCCCAATCGACAAGCTCCTTGTCCTTTGCGGGCTTATCCTCCGACAGCATATAATCGTTCAGGGTCAGAACCTCGGAAGAAATGCGCTCATCCCCGCCTCGGCTCACATACTGGACGGGTTCGCCAACCTGGTAGCCTGTTTTGAAGGAGACGATTTCGTTCGCCCGGTTCTCCACGACCATGTTATTGATTTCCGGTCGAATGTCCTTTTCCCGGTATAGGATAGGTTGATCTCCACGGTAGTAGCGATAGAGGTAGTCAATCTCGGCCTGGTTGGCAATCTGCACGTCCTGGGCCTTCCGCAGAACGTCAACGATGTTTCCCTCATTGATTTCGGGAACCTCGGTATAAATGACCTTCCGCCCAAACAGTTTTCTGCTTCCCGTATCGTACACCCCCCTATAGCTATTATTTCACGCATATAATTATACAAGTTTCATTTGGTTTGTCAAGTACTTTTATGCTATATAACCATTCGCAACAAAATGGTTAAAACGGTCTGCTGAAAACCTCCACAACCGCCCCGTTTAGGCTTTTGGCGAATTATTTATAGCTCTCCTGATTCGCTCCTTTCCCTTTGGAAGGGGTGGTGATTGCTTTTTCGACACTCCATCCAAGAGAATACACTCGGTTATACACAGTGTTGTAGTTAATCCCTACTTTTTCGCACTTACTTCTGAGCGAATTTGAGTTTACTTTTAACGGCTCTGATAGTGCCTTTTCAACGCTCCACCCATGCTTAATGCGGAAGTGCACTTGCTTATATGGTAACCCGGCTATTTCTGCTGCCTCAGCAAGGGACATTGTTCTCCCTTGGTATTCCACCCACCTTGTTGTCCGCCGGTTTCTTGCTTGTTCCGCAAGTGGAATCCATGTACAATTTTCTGGGCAGTAATTCCCGTTGACATCCTTTCGTTCTATCGTAAGCCCTTCTTTGTACCCATTTGCAAACGCCCAATCCCGGAAATTTTCAAATATTGCCCACTCCGTACACACGGATATACCGCGCTTCCCGTATTTTTCTGAATGAACATGGTTCGGATTACACCTGTTGTTCATGCCACACCATATATCATGAATTGGTGTATGGCTCATCCCGTGCCGTTTCCCAGACATAATAAAACCTCCTCAAAATGGTCTTTTCATAACTTCCACCTTTGCAAGCCGGAAAGACTCCGAGTAATCAACCAGCATTGCGATACTGTCAACCACATCATCATTTTTGTTCTTTCCAGCCATTGTGTAGCTGCAAAGCATACTCATAGCCAAGCGGTACTCCTTGTCTCCCTTATACGCGCTTTCGTCCTTGAAAAGGAAATGTTCTTTCGCATATCCGGCGGCAATAATAATGCGGGTCTCCTTATTCGTTGTGGAGAATTTTGTGGTGATCTTCGTTCTCCCGCCTTCTTCCTTTACCCGCTTTTGCACATCTGCGGCAATCCGTCCACCGGCGGAATTGCTCTCGAAGCGTGCGGCCTGAACCTTGTGCTTCAGCAGCTTTGCCACGAGCCTCGCTTCGACGATCTCCGGGTTGGAATTATCGCAGATAAAATCGTCGATGTAGTAATCATCCCCGTATTGATACGCAATCGGCATGGCGCAGTAATCCGTTCCCCTATCTTTCGTATCGCAAACAGCGATAATTGCGTCCGGCTCCTGCTCTGGGAGGTCAAAATAGCGCCGCAGTTCATTTTCCTGATAGAGCAATCCCATTCTTTCCACTGGTTCGTTCATATACAGCGCCTTCCAGCTTACCGGGTCCATAATGTCCCGCTGCTCCTGATAGAATTTCGTAGAAAAACCAACTCCGAACTCATAGTCAAAATTGCTCTCATCGTTTTCGTCCATGGCCGGAATGCGAATAAATTTTGCCCTTGGATTATTCTCATATTCCCTTTCCAGCCGCCCTATTACGTCATGTACGCTCCACCGTGTGGCAATATGCAGTTCCTTACACTTATCGCCGATTTTCCGTTGCCGAAGGTCCGTTGTATAGGTCTCCCACAGCTTGTCAAGGCGTTCTTTCGATAGGGCCACTTCGATACCGGACACCAAATCATCACAGTACAGTAGATTCGCAGCACGGTACAAACCGGCGTTTCCGGTGCCGATGGACGTGAACTCAAGTGTTTCAAAACGCTGCCGCTTGTCAAGGTCAATCCGGCAATCCTTGGCGTTCGTGCTTGACACCTGAACGGTCGGAAACACGTCCCGCCACAGATATTCCCCTTTGGGGTCAAACAGCCGTAGGCACTCGTCGTAAACGCCTCTAACAAAGGAATTGGAATGGCTGCCGGTCAGATTTGGATTGTTTGGGTCCCTACCTGCAATCCAAGTCAAAAGAAAGATTGCAAGCGTACTCTTACCGACACCGGGTGGGAGGCTCACGGCCAGCAAGTCCAGTTTATCATCCCCGCAAAGTGCCTGCAATGCGTCCGCCACCGGTTTCAGCTGCTTCCGACGGGGCCGGTAGAACCGCTTCTTCGCCTGCCGGTCCAACTCCATGTACAGCAAGTAGCTATCAAAATCATACGGAGCGTCAAACAGCAGACACCGCCGCCACAACGTATAAAACTTCCCGATCGCTTCTTCCGGGACCTTCTCCATCATTTCGGCGCATTTGTCCCGAAGCTGTTTGCTCTCCCTGTGGGCCGCAGCGAAGTCATCCCCGGCCCAATTCATGCAGAGCGATAACAGGTCCTCATAAGCCGAAACGTCCGCAGGGCGGCGCTCCATGGCCCCCAGAATGGAAGTTGATATTTCCTGATAATTCATGGCGTTCCCTCCCGATAAAGTAAAAAGGGCCACCCGTGCTTTCGCACAAGCAGCCCTTCGGCTAAGGCTCCCACCTATGGGAGCCTTTATTCATTTACTGTGGTATCCCCATGTGGTACAGCTCGTCACACGACAAATCAATGTCCTCATTCCAACTGATTCCATACCCGCCGGGGTCAACCTGAACCGTGTCAAATAGCGCTGGCTTTTTCAGAGCGAGGAACACCGGAAACCTCGGAAACAGCTGCGAAACATCATATCGTCTGACTTCTCCGTTGACGAACTCCACTCGAAGAAACAGCCCACCGTCCGGCTTCACATTTGCGACCTTGTGGAACATCAAGACCACCTCATTCCAACGGTTCCACCTTTTCAAAATTCTGCGTTTCCCATATTTCCATCAGTTTGTCTTGGTGCATGACTGCCCATTCCATCACAAGCAGTTTCGCTTTTGGCGGCAAACTGCCGTCGATCATTTTCAGCGTTCGAATATCAAATGCTGAGGCGTAACTGCCGTAGTAAGCATGAAAATGGGGCGGGTTGTGTTCACCCTGACGAAAATACATCTTAATGGATATGCCGTAAAATGTGGATATTATCGGCATTTTCGTTACTCCCTTCGGCAATCCCTCCACCCTTGCGGAGGTTATTTATTTGTCGCTTTCCTGGCCCGACACTCCCGGATGCGCTGGGCATTCGCCGTCTGGCTCGGCTCTATCTGCATTCCCCGTTCGTATGGGCTGTTTGCGTTTACGCAGGAGTATGAGATGCCCAGCATCCCGCAAATCTCCTTCTGCGAACGTCCATCTTTCAGAAGCGCCCCGATTCGCCTGGTCATCGCCGTCTCAATTTCGCCATGCGTAATCAGGCATTTCCGAACGGTCCCTTCCGATATATCCAGCTCCCGTGCCGTCTCCCTGATGCTCAGGCGCTTTCTGTATTCCTTCAAAACATCTTCGGTAGTCATGGCTGGCCTCCTATTTGTGGTGGAGTAGTCTTTAATCCCCACTCCCCCGTAAAGGAGAGGGACTGAAGTGGAATGCGGGATGGGGCTAGAAATTCGCCATTATTTCATGGTATCGCTGTGATTTCTTGGACAACTCTTCTTCCTGATTGAGTCCGTTTGTGTACCTCGCAATGACGCGGACATTGGGGTTCCTTTTTGTGGTTATTGTTGCAGCGGTTGCCGAACGGCCAGCAGACGCTCCAATCAACGCTCCAACATCACCAGCAACAGCCCCGCCAAGAATCGCCCCTCCGATAGAAGGAGTATTCCTTGTTATTGCGGAATATGTGTATATGTCCGACCCGTCCTGAACCTTCACCGTGTCAAAGCAGATTTTCCCAGGTTCTATGTTGGCTCCGCATTCAGGGTAGAGTGAAAGAAACATCCTGATAAATGCATCCCATACACGTTCTTCCGCAATCGGCTGGTGTTCTCCGACACATACACCAGTTGCTCTTGACGCTCTCAAAATAGCCCGAACCCCATTCTTTCCAACGTAGAAGTGGCATTTGCTCTTTAGAATCGTATGATATGCAGGCTTCCAGCCTTTAGGGATTCGGAATCTACCTACAAAATTACTGTCCGGGCCTTTCGTGCTTCCTCCGATTTGAAAGATTGTATTCTTGATCGCAGTTGCAGTTTCTTCCGGTGGCATATTCGTTGTGAAGGTAAATAGCATACTACTCATGTACTCAGCGTCTCCTCCCTTTACGGCCTCTTGGGCCTTTCCCATCGTAGTCCTTTAAGAGTTCTCGAAGGACAAATGCCGGTAGCATGATAATCAGTAGCCATTCCATGTTTATTCCTCCTTCAAAATTGGTTCATGCTGGCCAGGAACCCACTCAGCTTCTTTGTTCGACCGTTTCCCATACCGGTACATCCCCTGATAGACCTTCTTGTTCTCGTAAATCGTCTGAATGGTGCTGATGATAAATGGCTTCCCGCTGCGGTTTACCTTTCCTTCCTGGTTCAGTGCTTCCGCAACCGCCTGATAGGTGAAACCTTCGCCATCCTTCAAGCGGAATATCTCTCGGACAACCTCAGCCTCCTCTGGCTCAATGACCATCTGATGGTTTTCAGCTTTGTAGCCAAACGGAGTTCTACCCCCGCTGTATCCGCCGTTTGCGGACTTTACCGCTCGGCCTCCGCTGGTTCGCTTCGTGATGTTATTCCGTTCCTGCTCCGCCACAAACAGCATCAGAGCCTTGTAAACATTCCCAAGTCCGGTATCATCATTGACAACTTCCTCTGTGGCGCTTACGAGTTTCATTCCCCGCTTTTCCAGCAGCATCATGAAGTAATAGTACAGCTTGATGTCTCTTGCCATACGGTCAGACTTGGCAACTATCACTGCCTCTACAGGGGGATTCTTGATCTCACCGTACAGAATTGCGTCCAGCTGCGGCCGGTTCTCTTTAACCCCGCTCTCGCCCCGGTCAATGTACCAGTCCATAATGGACATATCGTGCTTTTCACAATATCCGGCAATAATTTCCTTCTGAGATTCAATGCCGAACTTATCATCCATAGCCTGAGCATCTGTGCTGACCCGGACGTAGGCAATTACGTTTTTCATATTGTAGCCTCCGCTGCATTTGATTTACGGTAACATATTATCATAATTACGGCTTAATGTCAATACCGTAATTAAAAAAATATGGATTTTTATTTTTGGTTAATTTTTAGAAATAGCTTTACGCATCTGCGCCCGAAGGGCGCTTTTTATAAAATTCATTTTGGGCCTTTTTTATTTTTGCGGGATTTTTTGAATGAAGACATAAGCAGCCGGTTTCCTTTGCCTGTTCTTTCTTAAATGTAGGCCATTTTATTATCCAAAAATGAGTTCCCCACCTTCATCGTGGATAAATTATTATCCACCTTTTTGGGGAAAGGGGCTTTTTATTTGTTTGGGTGGTAGAGGGGGTTACTGCCCGGCCCTTGGAAGCCCCCATTCCCCCGCCCCCCGTGCGGTCAAGATCGGCCCGGCCTCAGAACCGGCCAACCGTGGCCCGGCTCCTGGCGTGCGTAAAATCGGGAAAAGTAAAAATATTTACGGTAAATCTTGAATTTCCTATTGACATTTACGGCAAATCATGATATAGTATCACCGTAAAGCAAAAGCAAGGCGGGAGGAAGTGAGGAAATGAAAATCAAACGCTTAATAAATAGGCTGGTCCAGTGGCTGAAAGCCCACGGGATAACCGCCGAACAGATCGCCGATTGCATCGACTACATCACAAAATGAAAAGGCCGTCACGGTGCTAGCGTGACAGCCTAAACAAAACCAATAGACCATGGGAACGGGCCTCCCGCCTGGCCTGCTCCCATTGTAACCGGCAGGCGGGGAAAAGTCAAGCGAAAATTTAGGAGGAATTACAATGGCTAATCTTTACAATCTCGACGGCATCGTCACCGAACTAAGCAAGCGCAACGCGCAGGACCGCGCAATCCTGGCGGCATGGGAAGCGGTAACCTTCCCCACCAAGAAGGATGGAAAGCCCTTCGCACGGATGGAGCGGAACATCAGCGGTGCGAAGTACGCCGCCGAGGCGTACACCCTGCAGCCGGGTGAAATGGCGGTAACCGTCGCCACCTGGTGCGCCGAATATGGCGTTGGCTACGTCTCCGACAATTTCCACGCCTACACCACCGCCGACCGCATGACGGACGACCAGAAGGCCAAGCCCGAAAACCTGCTTCCGAAGGTCCCCGGCCTCAAACAGATTTACTGTTTTGACCTGGACGACATCAAATCCGCCGTTGTGGCCCGGTGTGGCCAACTGCGGGAGCGGATCGCCAACCGCGAAAACCAGATCAAGCAAGCGCACGCGGCCTATAGTACATTCTACGCGGCTTATGGGGCCGCCTTGGATCAGCTCGCAGCCATGACAAACAAGGACTCCGACGGTGCGACGCTCTACCATGCTATTCTGGACACCGTCACCGCGCGGTATCCGCATTGCTGAGAGGGGGCGCGTTAATATGGCAAGATATATTTGCACCGTGCGCAGCCCGTCCACCTATGCGCGGGAGTACACCGTTACGACATCCAGCGCATACAAGGCCGCGCAGGACTTCGGGCGGGGTGAGGGCGGGGAGGTCGTCGAGATCGTCCGCCCCCGCTCCGGGCGTGTCGTGTCCGCTGCTATGTGGTCCGCTGAGGACCGGCGTTATTATCGGGTATATTGATGGGGGGTGCGGATATGCTTATAACGGATATCGCATGGGCGTCTGTATGCGTCGGAAAAACATCGATAACAGTTAAGCGGCCCGACGGCAAGACTTGCGGAATGGTGCGGGGCGTGTCCCGTGTGTGCGATTTGCCGCCCCGTATCATGGCCGATATATGGCCCACTGTCAAGCGGTCCGGCGTGTGGGGTACTGCCTACAGTAGGCGGCTTTTGTATGTGTCCGGGGTGGTGTACTACCTTCACAACCTGCACGGGCTAGAGACACTCCGCAAGTGTGACCCCGGGTGCGCCGCAAAGCTGGACGGATACGCAGAAGCAGCGGCGGCCGCCGGTGTCGTGGTTATCCCCTGCGATATAATCAGCGGCTAACCCCTTGACAGCCCGCCGGGCGTGGGCTATAATCTGTAATGCAAGGAGGTGCAATGCTGCTATGTACTGGCTGTTTTTCCTGTTAATCGTTTGTCCGATCATCTTTTTCCATGAGCTTCTCAAGTGACTTCGCCGCCTCCGGTTATTCCGGGGGCGGTGCTTTTATATTCCTTCATGCTCCCGCCGTCGTGGCGGGGGCTTTTCTTTTTCCTGCCTCGTGCCGTGTGGCGTCCTCTGCGCCTCTCTACGGCGTTTTTCTTTCCGGGTATATACTTTCATTCCCTTTTGCATTTCTTCCAGTGTGCGCCCCGTGTGGCGTTCGTGCGGTTATCCCAGCACATTTCCGCCGGGTATATGGTGCTTTCAGCGGCTCTATATCGCACGTTTGCGCCGCTCAGGTATGCCCATAGCCGCCCCATATTGCAGCCCGTGCCGGGCCTCTGCAGCGCTGCACCGCTCAGGCCGTGGACCGGCTGCGCCCTGGCACCCGCCGCCCCGAAGGGGCCACGCCTCAGGCCGTCCCGGTTTCGGAGTGCAAAAAGCCGCCGATCTCCATTTCGGGGACCGGCGGTGAGTTTTTGCCTGAGCCTGTGGCAAAGTCGCTGGGGGTAAAATCAAGGCCCCGCCAACCGTTTTCACGGTCAGCGGGGCTGAATTATAGTCGCTCCAGCTCTGCGGACAATTCCGCAATTTTTCTTCTGGTTGATTCTTTTTTTGCGCTGCAACAAAGTCGAAAGTCGATGAGGCTTATTCGCCCTTTTCGCCGTCAACTATAGTCGCTCCGCTCCCTCTCACGTCCTCCAGGTACTTCTTCCGCAGGTCCTCCGCCGAAGCTGCTTCGCCAAGCGGAGAGTCGGGCTTCAAAATCACTTCCTGCTGGTCCGTGTACCCCATGTTATTCTTCATCAAAAAGATTCCAGCCGTCGGATGAATTTTCCAGTTTTGCATATAATCCTCCATCTGGGCGTTAATAACATTTCGCGCCATTTTGATGGTGTCACGTGTAGAGTCGCTTAATTTCCTCCCCTCCGGGCTATTGGTGCACCATCTCCACAGGGTCATGCGGTCCACGCCGAATGCAAGCGCCAGCCCTGCGAACGTCGGTTTCATATCGTTTTTTTTGCACAGGGTAAAATAGTCGATGCAGCGTTGCTGCACTGCTTCCAGGCTGTCCATGTTGGGCTTGGGCCACTTCATGATTTCCAGGGAGTGGTTGATGTACTTGGTGTTGTCGCCGGGTTCCAGGTCAGGGATTTGATAGGGTTTTCTTTTGGGCTTTTCGGTGTTGGTCTGAGCGACCTCTTTTTTCTGCGCCATAGTCGAATACCTCCTTTTACTTTCATAGTAATATTTTACTATCTTTTTTATAAATAAAACAGAAACACAAAAAGGGAATAGAATAATATATATATTATAATAATATAAGTACAGACTAATATACTAGTCTGCCCCGGTGTTGCTGTTGAACAAGCATTGCTGGGCGGTGTATTGCTCCCAGGCGGCCTCTTGCTTATCAAAATACTCCTTGTCGATTTCCACGCCCAGGAAGTCCAGGTCAAAATCATAGGCGGCCCGACGGGAGCTTCCGCTGCCAAGGTGGGTGTCTAGGATTTTGTAACCGGGCTTTGTGTAGTGGGCGTATATCCAGCGGTAAAGCTCCTCTGGCTTTTGCGTCGGGTGGAACCGGCCTGCTATGCCCGCAGACGACATTTTGATAACCTTTGCGTTATCATTGAAGCTGCACCAGGCGTATTCCGCCATCGCCATGGTAAAGTTTTCCGGTATGTTTGTTTTGAGCCAGACCAAAAAGCATCTGTTCGGCGGCAGCTGGAAATAGTTTCCTCCCCAGATGATTTGCTCTTTGGACACCCGGAAAAGCTCGTTGAAGTAATCCTCGCTGGGGGCATAGTCCCAGCTCACGATTTTTTTGCGTACTTTGCCGCCCACTTGCCGCCGGTCCTGGTTATCCTGTTTGTATCGATCGAACCGCCCGCCGAACCTTGTACCGTTGACATATGTACCCCCCCAGAACCATACGGAGGGTCCACAACGGCCAAATCAAAATACTTGTCCGGATACTGCCGCATAACGTCCATACAGTCTCCGTTGATTGCCGTACTTTCCGTTGCGCTCACTTCCCTTCTTATAGTTTAATGAATCTCTGTATATTTTTATATAACATAACACACATAAAAGAACATAGAATATATATTATATATACTCTATACAGAGATTATCTAAGTTACTTAAATCTCCCCCGGAGCGAACGCCTCTCTGAGGCCGTTGTCGTACTTCACGACAGCGAATCTCCCCCGTGGGTGAATCCATACCACGGTAGCTTTTTCCTCCGAAGGATGCTCTCTCAGTCCGGCCTCACCGGCCCTGCCGAAAGACCAGGAGGGGATAATACTTACCCTGTCACCGATCCGCATCTTATCAACCTCCCAGCTCCGTGATCTTCCGCATCACATTCTCGGCCATGGCCCTTGCCCCGTCGATAAAGGCCAGATTCTCCCGTGCTTCCTGCTCCGTTTCTGGATAGAGGTCCACATTGATCACGTCCATAAACAGCTCCCGCACATTATCCTTCGTCAACTGCTTTTCCATCGTCAGCCCTCCTCTCTCCCTGGCTGCAAAAATCGTCCTCCGTCGGACACCAGCCGATCTTTTTTCCGCTTACGCAGAGGTTATGTACTTTGCACCGGGCAAACCTCACGCCATCGGTCCTGACAGTTACGCCAGCCTCATCGCCCCAGTATTTGCAGTCCTTGCAACGCACCACCGGCACGCAGTTGTCCTCGATGGTCTTTACGGCTTTGAGATACTCCCGCAGTCCCTCACCAGATCCATGCCTCAAAATCCAGAATGCTTGTTTGAGTTCCATCTTTTTACTCCCCTTCGCTCCGCTGATAGGCTATAATGCGTTTGATTTTGTCGTAGCTTTCATCTGTTGTTGTAAAATCCTGTGACGTAGCATCAGGGCTGATAAACGCAAAATAAATCTTCGTCCCGTTCTCCGTTGGCCATATGTCCTCCACCCAGTCCAGGTTGACCAGCCGGGGCTTGCCCTGCTGATGCACCTCAATGAAATCAGCCATTTTCCGCACCTCCGTCCATCTTCGCCCCGCAGTGAGGGCAGTATGGCGGCTGATACTGCTTGTTTGGCTCATTACAAACAGTACAGTACGCCTTGTATTCCGGTCCGGTATCGGTCTCCATCCCAGTGGGCCTCATTTCCCACCGCCCATGCCGCACCGGGGCAACGTCGGCGGCGGGGAACTCGTCAAATTCCTTCTCCGGCATTTCGGGCAAATACCCGCAGCAGAGATATTTCCCCTTGAACGCCTCCCGACTTATGTAATCATCCATTTCCCGTCCTCCCATTTTACTTTTGCGCCGAAGTATATGCGCAGCCTCGGCTTAACATCCTCCGGCACGTCCGGTTTCAGGACGTTCGCCCACGCCAGCACCCGCCAGAACGGATTGTTCTCGCCAATGCTGTCAAAATACCGTCTTTTGGCATCGTACCATTCGGTTGTGATCTCAATGTCGCCCTTGTGGATAAGCTCCCCACCGGAGGGCAGCGGGTCAATGTCCCGCATTGCCTCCAGGATGATGTAATAATCTCCGCTTTCCGGCGGGGCGATTGTGCCTTTAATCCAGTTTACCTCAGCCAATGTACTCTACTGCCTCCTGTCGGTTGACGAAAAAGTGGATTCCTGCGGCGCATTCCAGGAAACGGTTATCGCAGAAATCCGGGACGGAAACGGTCTCTCCGACCCTGTATAAAAACTCCTCGTCTCTGTCGCTGGTTACGACATCAACATCAGCCTTAGTCCCATCCGGATTCTGGATTTCCAATACGATAGCCTTATCGCACCGGCACTTCCTGCCAGCGGACGAGCTGCGTTTTGCATCTTCTGGGATGAACAGCTTTACGATATATCCACGGGCTTTTTTCCAGCCGGTAAAAGAGCCGTTATCCGGGCAAGCCATCGGGACATACGGGATGTTTTTTGCCCAAATCAGGTCGGCCCTGGACAGGCTGGCCCCGGACAGGTTGGCCCAGGACAGGTTGGCCCCGGACAGGTTGGCCCCGGACAGGTCGGCCCCGGACAGGTCGGCCCCGAACAGGTCGGCCCAGGACAGGTTGGCCCCGGACAGGCTGGCCCTGGACAAGTTGGCCCTGGACAGGCTGGCCCCGGACAGGTTGGCCCCGGACAGGTTGGCCCCGGAC